AGGAAGAGGGGCCCGCTCGCGACCACTTTTATCCCTCTCCGAGGGAAAATTTGAGGGTATAATCGCAGGTCAGAGGGCTGATGAAGATGGCCACTGTGGACACCCCAAAAACGGTGCACGTTTTTTGATCCACTTCGGGCCCTTGGGGCGGCCTACGCGAAGACGAGTCGAAGGGGTCTCTCGTGCCAGTGGCGACCGTGGTCGAGTGCTCACACCAAGACTGCGTTGACGCCGTGGACTCCAAGGACCTCTGCACCCGACACTACGCCGCGATGCGCTACCGCAGCCCGACGTACAAGACGGGTCGCAAGGCCCCGTGCACGAGCTGCGGGAAGCCGTGCGCAGTGAGCCGGAAGAGCCAACCGCTAGATCGGATCAGGTGTCGGGGCTGCGGGTGGGCCAAGCCGAAAGCGCCGAAGCCGTGCGGACGCTGCGGCACGGACATTCGCGACAAGCCGCGCTCCAAGTTCTGTGCGCCGTGTGGCCTCGCGCGCACCACTGAGCGGTATCGCGACAAGGCGCGTAAACGTCGCGCGACACTCCGTGGGCTCCCGTCCGAGCCGTACACGACAGAGGAGATCGCCGAACGCGACGAGTTCGCGTGCGGCATCTGCTCACTGCCTGTGGACATGACGTTGAAGACGCCGGACCCTGGCGCTCCTTCGGTTGACCACAAGGTCCCGATTGCCGCTGGTGGTGGGGACACCCTGGCGAACGTCCAGCTGGCTCACCTCCTGTGCAACTGGCGCAAGGGAGACCGCTGATGTCCGGACGCGAGAACCTCGAAGAGGCCGTGAAGGCAAAGGATCGCCGGGTTCAGCTCGAAGCTATCCGTGACTTCCTCGCGCATGAGCTCGAAGGCAATCGCTGCAAGACCTGCCAGGCTTCGCAGTTGCGCGCGGGTGAGACCGCTGCTCTGGTGCTCCGGCTGACCAAGGTCCTGGAGGAGATCGCTTCGCTGCCCATCGACACGGGCCAGAAGTCGCGTCTCGACCAGATCCGCGCGGGCACGAGGCTCTCCGTGGTGCCAGAAGCGCCGACATCGCCCAAGAGTGCTCCCCGGCAGCAGTCCAACCGCAGGGGCACGGGCACCCGTAAGAACGCATAGCGCCAGGGGGTGTCATGACCCTCGCGCTTCCTGAACTCCTCGGGCATCAGCGCCCGCGCATCTGGCACGCCCCGCCCAGTGTCGGTTCCCTGGGCCGGGAGATCGCAGACCTGTCCAGCCTCGCCGGCTTGGAGTTGGACGACTGGCAGATCTGGACGCTCGAACAGGCGATGGTCACCACCGACGACAAGGTGTTCAACGAGATCCTCGGTGAGTACCAGGCGAAGTGGGCGGCGTTCGAGGTCGGCGTGGTGGTCTCGCGCCAGAACGGCAAGGGCTCGATCCTGGAGGCCCGCGAGCTAGCAGGGTTGTTCCTGCTCGGTGAGCGGCTGATCATCCACTCGGCTCACCAGTTCGACACCTCGAAAGAGGCGTTCTCTCGCATCCTGATGCTGATCGAGAACACCCCTGACCTTGACCGTGAGGTCGCCCGGGTTGTCCGGTCGCATGGTGAAGAGGGCATCGAGCTCCGCAACGGTCAACGACTTCGCTTCCGCACGAGGACCAAGGGTGGTGGTCGTGGTTTCACGGCGGACTGCCTGATCCTCGATGAGGCTATGTACTTGGGTGCCGTGCAGGTGGGTGCGTTGATGCCCACCCTGTCGGCCCGTCCGAACCCGCAGATCTGGTACACCGGCTCGGCTGGTGACAAGGACTCCACCCAGCTGGGCCGCGTCCGCGCTCGCGCGTTGAAGATGAACGACCCTCGCTTGTTCTTCGCGGAGTGGTCGATCAATGCGCACACCGATTTCTGCCCCGCTGAATGCGACGAGCATGACGAGGTGGATTCGGAGGAGTCCCACGCCAAGGCCAACCCCGGCAAGGGCATCCGGATCTCTCTGGAGCACATCCAGTCCGAGCAGCGGTCGATGGACCCCAAGACGTTCCTCCAGGAACGCCTCGGTGTTGGGGACTGGCCGGTCGAGGGTGACGAGTGGCGGATCATCGGCAAGGACTCGTGGGAGGGTCGAACCGACGAGGCCTCGTGCATCGTCGATGACAAGACCCTTGTTCTCGCTGTGGATACGACTCCGGACCGGGGTTACTCGGCTGTCGCCGCGGCGGGACTGAACGACGACAAGCTGACGCATGTCGAGATCACCTCAGATGAGCTGAAGTTCGACCACCGTCCCGGTACGTCGTGGGTTGTGCCTCGTATCAAGGCGATGTGGGATGCGATCAAGCCCGCGTGTGTGGTCATCGACAAGACCTCGCAGGCAGGATCGTTCATCAAGGAGCTTGAGGCGGCGGACATCACGGTCGTCTCTCCCACTTCCGCCGAGGTCGCGCTGGCGTGCGGCGAGTTCTACTCCGCGGTGGTTCCCCGTAAAGACAACGAGCCGTCGATGGTGCACCTGGATCAGGTGCCGTTGACCAATGCCGTGGCTGGCGCGGACAAGCGGGATCTCGCCGACAAGTGGGCGTGGTCCAAGCGCACGTCCGCAGTGGACATTTCCCCCCTGGTCGCCGCCACTTTGGCGATGTGGGGTCACCGCAAGGTCCTGATCGAGAAGCCAGAACAGCAGTTCTTCGCATCCTGGCGTTAGGAGTTGTCCGATGACGCTCGCCCTCGATCGTGCGGCACGAGTCTCGGCTGAGGCGCGGGAAGTTCAGATCGGCACGACCTTGCTGGCGGTGCTGGCGGGTGTGTTGTACGGGGTCGGATGGCTGGCGGGATGGGTGGTCACGCTGCTGGGCGTCGTGTTCTCCGCGCTGGGTCGCGGTCTGGTGTGGGTCGGTGTGGCGGTGAAGCTCGGCTTCACGGACGCCAGGGCGGGCAGGCGACGCGATGGGGCTGCTTGACCGTATCGCTGCGGCGCAGCGACCACAGGAGCAGCGGTTCAGTGTCGACCAGTGGATCAGCGACTACCTGATTCCGAGCCAGCAGTACGGCTTCAGTGAACTCGGTCTGAACGAGACTTATGCGCGGCAGAAGATCCAGGACATCGCCTCGACTCTTCCCGCCTATGCGAACGCTATTCGGAGGTCACCTCCTGCATTTGCGGCGCAGATGGTCCGGGCGCTGGTGCTGTCTCAGGCCAGGTTCGTGTTCCGCAACAAAGCGTGGACGTCGACTCCGCGCAGGGTGTTCGGTACGACCGCTCTGGGGTTGCTGGAGAAGCCGTGGCCCGGTGCCACGACTGGTGAACTGCTGGCACGCATCGAGTGGTCCGCGGGCCTGGCCGGTAACGCCTACATCGTGCGCCGGCCCGACCGGTTGAAGGTGCTCCGTCCTGACTGGGTGGGCGTCGTGTACGGCTCGGAGTCCGAGCCCGACGATGCCGCTCACGCGTTGGACGGGGAGCTTCTCGGCTACGTCTACTGCAACGGTGGTTTCACCGCGAATCGCAACCAGATGCGGACCCTCCTTCCGTCTGAGGTGGCGCATTGGTCCCCGATCCCGGACCCCGAGTCCGCGGGCGCGGGAATGTCGTGGATCACCCCCGCGGCGCGGGAGATCCAGGCTGACCGTGCGGCAACCGAGCACAAGCTGAAGTTCTTCGACAACGGCGCGACTCCGAACATGGTGGTCTCCGGCATCCCCGCGGCCACGAAGGCACAGTTCGACGAGATCGTGGATGCGATGGAAGGGCGTCACGCGGGCATCGCGAACGCCTACAAGACGCTGTATCTCACCGCTGGTGCCGATGCGACCGTGGTTGGGTCGGATCTGAAGCAGATCGACTTCAAGGCGACGCAGGGCGCGGGCGAGACACGCATCAGCGTCCTGTCCCGCGTCCCCGCGGCACTGCTGGGAATCTCCGAGGGCCTGTCGGGTTCCTCGTTGAACTCCGGCAACTTCGGCATGGCGCGCCGGATGTTCTCCGACACATGGGTACATCCGTCCCTTCAGGACCTGTCGGCGGCACTGTCGACCCTGCTCAAGGTCCCGAACGACGCGGAACTCTGGTTCGACACCAGCGACATCCCGCTTCTGAGGGAAGACGCCAAGGACGCGGCGGAGATCACGAAGGTCAACGCCTCCACGATCACGAACCTGGTCCGCGAGGGCTTCACCTCCGAGTCGGCGATCGCCGCTGTGACGGGCCAGAACATGAACCTCTTGAAGCACACCGGCTTGGTGTCGGTGCAGCTGCAACCCCCCGGCTCGGATCAGGGCAGTCAGCCGGCCGTGAAGGAGTGACGACAGTGCAGACACCTGCAATCGACGTGGTGCGGCATCTCGCGTCGGCACCCGAGCTTCGCGCCGCCACCGAGACGGATGACTCGCTGGGGCTCCTTTCTGGCGTGTTCTCCACCTTCAACGACTGGTACGAGGTCGACTCCATCTGGGAAGGCAAGTTCCTGGAGCGAGTCGCGCCCGGCGCGTTCGCGGAAACGATCCGCGACGACATCAGCGGCATGCGTGTGCTCTTCGATCACGGCGGCGACCCGCAGATCGGGAACAAGGTCCTGGGGCCGATCGAGGTCCTGGAGGAGAAGTCCAGTGGCGCCTACTACGAGGTGCCACTGTTCGACACCTCCTACAACCGCGACCTGCTGCCCGGTCTGCGCAAGGGCGTCTACGGGGCCTCATTCCGCATGAAGGTTCTCGCTGACGAGTGGGACGACGAACCCAAGCCGTCGCGATCGAACCCGAAGGGCATCCCGGAGCGCACCATCACGCGCACATGGGTCGGCGAGTTCGGTCCGGTGACGTTCCCGGCCAACGCCAACGCAAGCGCGAGCGTTCGGTCCGGAACAGACCTCTACTACACCCAGTTGCGAAGCCGCGACTCCGATGCGTTCGATGCTGCCCTTCGTGCGGCGGGACGCATCCCCTCAGACCTCACCGGGCGACCGGACGCGCGGAGCGTCGGTGGCGGTGAATCCGATCCGCCCCTTCAGGGCTCCGGGTCGACTTCTTCCACCTTCGACGATCCGAGCATGCGACACAGCGTGCTCAAAGCACTAGGAGCAATCAGATGAATCCCGAAGAGGGCCGCGAGAAGCGGTCTTTCACCCTCGAAGACCTTGAGGGTCGCACCCCGGACGAGATCCGGAACGTCATCGACGTCACCAAGGCGCAGATCTCCGAGATCCACCAGACGGAGACCGGCGAACTGCGGAACCTGGACGACACCGAGAAGAGCGCGCTGAAGATCCTCATCGACGTGCACGAGCGTGCCGAGCAGATGTACGAGGAGCACCGCGCCATCTCCGAGGTCCTCCGCCGCAAGCCGAAGGCGATCGAGCTGTCGCGCCTGGGCGGTGAGCCGGACGACCCGTACGCGGACGTGCGGCGCATGACCGCCCGCGAGGCCTCAGACCGCGCCCTGCGCCGCCTGGACACGCGTGAGTCGTCCGTGCAGCTGTCGGACGAGGCGAAGACCCAGGTGGAGCGGTCGATTCGACGCAACACCGACATCGCCCGCCGGCTCCTGGTCACGGAGACCGAGGACTACCGCAACGCGTACATGAAGCTGATGACCCAGCCTGACGCGGCGGCGTTCCTGTCCACTGAGGAGCGGGACGCGGTCCGGGCCTTCATGGAGTACCGGGCCATGTCGGAGAACACCACCACCGCTGGTGGGTTCGGTATCCCGGTGCTGATCGACCCGTCGATCATCCTCACCGCGCAGGAGTCGGGCAACCCGTTCCTCCAGATCGCCCGCCAGGTCGACGTCAACACCAACCAGTGGAAGGGCGTCTCGTCCGCCGGTGTGACGTGGGCGTTCCAGACGGAAGCCGCGACCAGCACCGACAACTCGCCGACCCTGGCGCAGCCCTCGGTTCTGACGCACATGGCCCGCGGCACGATCCCGTTCTCCATCGAGGTCGGCCAGGACTACCCGCAGTTCGCCGCGGAGATGTCCACGCTCCTCGCTGAGGGCTACGACGAGCTCCTCATCAACAAGTTCACCATCGGTTCGGGTTCGGGCGAGCCGCGGGGCATCCTCACCGCCCTGTCGGCCAACACGAACGTCCGCGTCCGGGTGCAGACCGCGGGCACGAACTTCGGCCCCCAGGACCCGTACGCCGTATGGAAGGCGCTGCCGAAGAAGTACCGCAGCGCTCGTTCCGCGTGGCTGATGAGCGTCGGCGTGAACAACGCGATCCGCCAGCTCGGCACGGCGAACGTGTACCACGCAGCCACCAACACCCTGCCGGACGAGTGGTTGGACAGCCTGTTCAACCGTGGCGTCTACGAGTCCCCGTACATGCCCGATGTCACCTCCGTTGCCACGGCGACGGAAGGCCTCGCGATCGTCGGCGACTTCCAGAACTTCGTCATCGCCCGTCGCGGCGGCATGACCACGGAGTTCATCCCGAACCTCGTTCAGCAGGTGACTGCTGGTTCGGGTCCGGCCATGCCCACCGGCCAAAGGGCTTGGTTCGCCCACGCCAGGATCGGTTCGAATTCCGTGAACGACTCCGCGTTCCGTTTGCTCGTGAACACGTAGAGTGACGGAGCAGCCGGGTGTGATGTACTGAAGGTAGTCGTAACATGGCGAAGGCCGAGAGCGCGAACTCTCGGCCTTCAGCCGGAACCACCTCTCTGGAAGGTCGTCCCGACGATGCAAGAGCGTACCTGCGCCCGCTGCGGCGCGCCGTTCATCCTGACCAAACCAAACCGCAAGTTCTGCGGCATCGAATGTCGCACCGCCAATAATCGACGAGAGACGTACGACAAGCGCGCCAGCGCGCGACCGGCGCTGACACCAGTCGTGTGTCCATCATGCGAGCAGACCTACACGCCGACGCAACGTCGGCAACGGTGGTGCTCGATCAACTGCGGTAGCCGCCACCGGCAAAGGATCTACAAGGGACTCAGTGGGCCTGGTGGCGTCACAAGGCGGTGCGCCTACTGCGAAGGAGAGTTCTCCTCTGCGGACGGCCGGGTCTACTACTGCGGTGACGAGTGCGCCCGCACGGCTAAGAGCCTTCGTGAGTCCTACCGCCGGTATGGCATCACCATGGAGGAGTACCGCGCCCTTTGGCTGCGCCAAGGCGGAGCGTGCGCCATCTGCAAGAAGCCAGAGCGAACCGCGCGGAACCGGCTGCTCACCATCGATCACGACCACAACACGGGGCATGTTCGCGGCCTGCTTTGCTCGCAATGCAACCGAGCGATCGGCCTCCTGCAAGACGACCCCAAGGTCATTGCCGCCGCGGCGCGATACGTGCAGGACAGTCGGCAAATGACGCTGATGGCGCTGATGATCGCGCCAGTGCCGTGAGGACGACCGATGTTTCGCATCTGCAAGGAGGATCCATGCCTGACCCCAAGGCCAAGCCCGAGGACGTCAAGCCCGTGGCGAAGCCCGACGTCAAGCCCGAGGCGAAGCCGGAGCCGAAAGCCGAGGCCGCACCGAAGCACGAGGCGAAGGCGTCGAACCTGACGCCCGCCGGCGAGTCCACCAACCCCATCGTCCACGGCCTTCTCGCCGAACTGGAGGGGTTGCGCCTCAACGGCGACATCGAAGGCGCGGACAAGATCCTGGCGAAGCTGGAGAAGCTGGGCTACAGCGCCGGCTAGCGCCACCTGAACCATCCGACCGGAAAGCCCCCAGGCCGAGACATGTCTGGGGGCTTTCGCATGCAAGGAGAACCAACCGTGATCGAGTGCGTGTACGCGACAGCCGACTTCCCCGCGGAAACCCCCCAGGGCGCGCGGGTGATGGTGCGCAAGGGAACCCACTGGCCGATCGACGATCCCGTGGTGCGGGCCAACATGGCCTGCTTCTCGCCGGATCCCCGCTGGGGTCTTGCCTACTCGCGAGAGCCGGAGGGCTGGGACGACCCGCCCGTGGAGCAAGCGACCGCGGCTCCCGGTGAGCGTCGGCAGGTGCGGCGCGCTCAGCACAACAACTCCTGAACTTCTGCGGCTGGCCGCTCTGTCGGATGGTCGGCCGGCCGCAGGACCAACCATCCGACAACCATCCGGCGTCAGAGGAGTTCCCCTTGCACGACAACGAGCCCTGTAGCCGCGAAGGCGCGGTGACGGTCGCGTACGTCAACGACGACCATCCCACTTACTCGTGGCATCACAGCATGGTCGAGCTCATCGGCTACGACATGGCCAACCACGGCCGGATCCTGCGCGGCGGCTACATCGCCTACCGCTACGGCACCGATGGCCTGGTGGACGCCAGGAACAAGGCGGTCGAGCAGTTCCTGTCCGACAAGGACGCGGACTGGCTGTTCTGGATCGACACCGACATGGGATTCGCCCCGGATACGATCGACCGCCTCATGGAGGTCGCCGATCCGGTCGAGCGGCCCATCGTGGGCGGCCTGTGCTTCACCCAGCGGGAGACCGCCGGGGATGACATGGGCGGGTGGCGTACTGCTGCCGCGCCAACGGTGTTCGACTGGCTGCACCTGGACGGGCAGCAGGGTTTCGCGATCCGCTGGGACTACCCGATGGACACGGTCACCCGCTGCGCAGGCACGGGTTCGGCGTGCATCCTCATCCACCGCAGCGTGTTCGAGCGTCTCTTCGCGCAGTACGGACGCGGCTGGTACGACAGGGCGTTCAACCCGTCGATGAAGGCGGAGACGTCCGAGGATCTGTCGTTCTGCATGCGTGCCCTCGCCTTGGACATCCCGCTGCACGTACACACGGGCGTGAAGACGAGCCACATGAAGAAGGTGTGGCTGTCCGAAGTCGAGTACCACGCCCAGCGTCCTCCGGCTCCGGCCACGGGCGAGACCGCCGTGCTGGTGCCGGTGATGCAGCGTCCACAGAACGCGGAGCCGTTCATGCGTTCCCTGCGCGCCTCCACCGGTCTGGCACGGGCTTTCGCGGTCGCCGACGAGTCCGATGTGGAGACGGCGCAGGCGTGGCGGCGCGCGGGCGCCGAAGTTCTGGTGATGCCCGCGGCCGAACGCCCCGGAACCTTCGCGGAGAAGGTGAACTTCGGTTACCGCTGTGTCGTGGGGGCGCCAGCGCTGCTGGACCCACTGAAGGCGGTCGATGCCGAGGCAGCGGCAGGTGTCGAGGAGTTGTTCAAGACGCTGTCCAGCACGCCGTATCGGCTGCACGCACTTTCGCCTCATGAGTTCGAGGCTCTGCCTGAGTGGCTGTTCATCACCGGTGATGACGTCCGCTTCTACCCCGGGTGGCTCGACCACGCCCAGGCCGCCGCTGGCGACAAGCACCACGTGGTCGGCACCAACGACATGTCCAACCCGCGCGTCATGGCCGGAAAGCACGCCACGCACATCCTCCTCCGCACCTCCTACGTGGACGAGGTCGGCGCGTCGTGGGACGAGCCCGGCCTGATCGCCCACGAGGGCTACCGCCACTGGTACGTGGACGACGAGATCGTCACCGCCGCACAGCAACGGGGCGTCTGGACGTCAGCCCCCAACTCCGTGGTCGAGCACATGCATCCCGCGTGGGGCAAGGGCCGGCAGGACGCCGTGTACGAGCTCGGACAGTCGCACGCGGAGAACGACAAGGAGACCTTCATGTCCCGCTGCCGCAAGCACCTCGGAGGCCCTGATGCATAACGAAGCCTTCGACTGGGTGCGGAGACACGCCGTTCCCGACGTCGATGTTCTCGAACTGGGCGGCAGGGACATCAACGGAACCACCCGCGAACTGTTCCCCGGTTCGAAGTGGACATCCCTCGACCTGTACCCCGGGCCGTGCGTGGACATCGTCGCCGACGCGACCGTCTGGGTCCCGGACCTGGAGTACGACGTCGTTGTGACGACCGAGGTGTTCGAGCACGCCCCCGGCTGGCCGCAGATCTGCGCCACCGCGTTCAAGGCCTGCAAGCCGGGCGGACGATTCATCTCCACCATGGCCGGCCCGGGACGACCCGAACACTCCGGGATCGACGGCGGCTCGGCCCTCCATCCCGGTGAGTACTACGGCAACGTCAATCCCGACGAGCTCCGACGTGTTCTCATCGACGTCGGGTTCGTGGATGTCGAGGTCGACGTCCAGCCCAACCCCGCCGATGTGCGATGTGTGGCGACCAAACCCGAGTGAGGTGACGTCGTGGCGATCGGCGACCCGTACATCACCCTTGCCGACCTGAAGGCCTACCTCCAGGCCATGAAGCTCAGTCAGGACACCTTCGACGTACTGCTGAACAACGCGATCAACTCGGCCTCCGAGGAGATCGAGCAGCACTGCGGTCGGCAGTTCAACAAGACCACCACGGCGAGCCCTCGCACGTACATGACCGACGTGCCGGGGTTCGTCCATGTCGCGGACTTCCACACCGTCACTGGGTTGGTGGTGGAGGTGGACTGGTCGAACAGCGGCGGGTACGAGACATGGTCCACATCGGACTACGAGCTCCACCCGCTTGATGGAGTGGTGAACGACCAACCGGGCTGGCCGTACTGGAAGATCGTGCCGAGGCAGGGGCGCTCGTTCACCTGTGGCACAAGGATCCGCGTCACCGCCCAATGGGGCTGGACAGCGGTCCCCGCCCCCATCAAGCAAGCGGCACTGATCATGGCCGCCGAAACCTACAAGCTCAAGGACGCCCCCTTCGGTGTGGCGGGGTTCGACAGCTTCGGCTCGATCCGCGTGCGAGACAACGCGATGGCCGCATCCAAGCTCCAGCGCTACGTCCGGTTCCCGATCCTGATGAGGTGATCCGTGGCGTCCCTTCAGGAGATGCGCGAAGCCATCGCTACGACGCTCGAAGCGAACATCGAAGGCCTCATCACCTACGACACGCTCGCGGGAGCCACTCAGGTCCCCGCCGCCATCGTTCTCCCTACCCCGAGGCCGATGACGGCGGATTTCACCGGAGCGTTCCAGCGCGGCATGGACACGTGGTTCCTGGACATCTTCGTCCTCGTGGGAATCGGTGAGTACGCGGTCGCACAGAACAGCCTCGACAGCTACCTCACCGGCGCGGGTCCGAACAGCATCCGTCAAGTCCTGTATCAGCC